GGCAGGAGATTCCGGAGCAGCCACGGCAGGAGATTCCGGAGCAGCCACGGCAGGATATCGCGGAGCAGCCACGGCAGGAGATTACGGAGCAGCCACGAGTAGAGGAAAATCGGCTAGTGGAAAAAACGGATTGTCGGTAGCTCGCGGAAATGGATGCATGGTCAAGGGAGGAATTGGCGCGATCCTTGTAATTGCCGAAGAAAGCCAAGACACATATGACGTTGAATCGTGGAAAGCCGTAATTGTGGATGGAAAGAAAATCAAGGCTGATACTTGGTATAAACTGGACGATGGAGACCTGGTGGAGGTAAAAGAATGACAATATACATCAGCGGCCCCATGGCGGGAATAGAGGGATATGAAAAGAATTTTAAAGCTGCGGAAGTGAAAATAAGGGAATCCGGACATGAAGTCGTGAATCCGGCAGAAATTGACGGGGAAGGAATGAAAAGGGAAGAGATTCTCAAACTCGACCTGTGGATGCTGGAAGAGTGCGATGCAATCTACATGTTAAAAGGCTGGCAGCAGTCCTGCGGAGCAAACCGGGAATATGGGTTTGCACTAGCCAAGGGAATGAGCGTCATGTTTGAAACCGAGGAGTAAGAAGATGATAAACGGGGGAACTTGGATGACATGAATAACAAACAGATGATGAGAAAAGCGCAGCTGGCAAAGCTTACAAAACAGATCATAGACAGCCCGGAATACAGGAAACGCAGAAAAGAAGATGACGAGCAAAACCTCATGAGAGCATTTGCCTGCTTTACACTTATCAGCTGTGACTATCTGTACAGGCAGTTTAATTGCAAGGCAGCAGGAATAAAAAGGTTTATCAACTTTTTAAAGCCAAGCATGGGATATGTCAAGGACGATCCGGATTATTTTAGGCTGATGAATGAGGCATTTGTGGACGAGATCGGGCTGGATGTAATGAAAGAGCTGGGGATGGAGTTTGAAAATGAGGAGGAAAGAAATGAACAATAACGAATGTTGCATGGCAGAATCAAGAAGGTGTGTTGCCGATTACGAAAAAATGACGAGGGAACACCTTTTGGAAGCAAGAGACACATTGAGATTGGTATACATGACAATCAGTGGCAAGGGTGGCGGGGGAAATACAGATGCAGGAATGCCGGATAACATGATACAGAATGCGCAAATGAACGAAAATCTTGCGATAGAGATCAGAGAAGTGGCAAAAGAAATTAACATGGAATTGTTTGGGGAATAGAAGAATGGAGTGCGGAAATGGATATCGAAAAAGAAAAATGAGACAGGTTTTGAAATACCCAGGAAGCAAGTGGGCGCTGTCCCGTGAGCTGGTCAACCTGATTCCAGACCATCATACATACTGCGAGCCATTCGCCGGGAGTATGGCGCTGCTGTTCACGAAGGAGCCAAGCCCGATAGAGATAGTCAATGACCTGGATTCGGATGTGGTGAATCTCTTCCGGTGCATCCAGAAAGATTCTGAACGTCTGGGGCGGCTGATTATGACAACGCCCTACAGCCGGGAAATGTATGATTCACAATTCAATGGCAACACACCTGTAGATAATTATGAGCGGGCATTACGGTTCCTGATAATGTGTTGGCAAGGACATGGATTTCGTACCACAGGCGCAAAAGTCGGGTGGAAAAATGACGTACAGGGCCGAGAACGTGCTTATGCTTTGTGGAACTGGTATAGACTGCCTGAATGGGTGATTGAGGTGGCGGAGCGGTTGCGGATGGTGCAGATAGAGCATCGTCCGGCGTTGGAAGTGATTCAGCGATTCGACAGCGAAAAGGTGTTTGTGTATCTTGATCCGCCGTACCTGCTGAAGACCCGGGCAGCGAAGCAGTACAAGCATGAAATGACGGATTCCGACCATGAAAAAATGCTGCAGGTTCTCATGAAGAGCAAGGCCAAGATCATGCTGTCCGGATACCCGTCGGATATGTATGAGGAATATCTGCAGGGTTGGGAGCGGATGGAGTTTCGCGGAAATGCTGAACACGCCGGGCCACGGACGGAGGTGGTCTGGATGAATTATGAGCCTTCGGGGCAAATAAGTCTATTTTGATGGAGGGGTGGAAATGCAACAGGTGTCCGCTGATGCAGATGAAAGGATGGATATGATGGCGAAAAAGATCGTAGATTACATAGGTTATCCTGCCATGCTGGAGCAGCTGGCAGAGGAATGTGCAGAACTCGGAAAAGCTGCGCTGAAACTGGCCAGGATAGTCAGAAAAGAAAATCCGACACCGGTGAAAAAAGAAGAGGCACTGGAAAATCTAAGAGAAGAGTATACAGATGTTATACAGTGCGCACAGGAGCTGGGCTTGAAACCGGATCTGGTAAAAATGAAGGAGAAGAAAGAGCGATTCTTTGAGAGGTGGAAAGATCGAGGAAAGGGAGAAGGAAAATGGCAATAAACTTGGATGAAATAGTCGCAAAGATAGCGATAGCAGCGACGGCGGTAACGGTAATGATAATCGCGGTGACGGTAGCGGCTTTGATTGTGGGACTGATAGCGGCAACGGTCGCCCTGGGAAATGACGAGGAATATCTTGATAAATGGCCGGGAAGGGAGGATAAGGATGAACAGCAAAGAGATTGTAATATGCCCATTTTACAAGAAAAAGAGAAACAGAGAGAATGAAATACGATGCCAGGGCCTGTACGAAGATACAGACAACGCCATAGGATTTAAAAATGAGACGGAACGGATCACACACAGCAGGAGATTTTGTGAATCATTTAACTACAAAAACTGCAAACATGCAAAAAGGCTGATGGAGGAAGAATGAGAACACTTGCAAAAAGACTGAAAAAAGAAAAAGAGAGTGTAAAATATTATAAACGCCGCTTTGATATGGCGGAGATGCTGGCAAAAGAGTGCATGCGGCTGGAGATTGGAGCCAGGGAGGAGATTGCCAGAACGGCAGCAGTCAACCGGGAGACAATGCGATACGTGACGGCGCTGGCCAAGCGGCTGATCGGGAAAGGACAGGAAATCTCATTGAGCCTGGAAGAAATCAAGGCAGCAGATGAAAGTGAGCTGGAGGTGGAACCGGTGCTGGATAAGGATGGGAAAATCCAGTGCATCAAAATCCGAAGAAAATAAAGCAAATACATTGACGAGAAACACAAAATATGATATAAAGGAATTGTCCAATACATTGGATGCTATGTATTGTGGTATCCCTAGCAATCCCGGGGATCGCGGATTGAAATAGTGACAGTAATAATTACAAAAAAAGAAAGAGCAGGAAAACCTACTCTTTCTTTTTTTACGCGTTCTTCCCAGCTCCGTAGCACTCGTGGAAACTATCCACGAGAGAAGCCAGTTGCTCGGGAGAAAGCTGCTCCCGCAATTCTTCCGGAACCCACTTGTAACTCTCCCGGAAAGTATCAGGGAACCGGCCGATCTTGCTGAGCTTTTTGACAAGCTCGAGCTTATACATCTGACCGAGCTCATCAAGGGTGATATCCACATCATCGACCACCTGGCGGCCTTCTTCTGTCAGGATGCCCATTGCATCCTGAATCTTTACTCTTCCAACCCCTTGGATGTACATGACACCACCACCTCCTATGCAAATCTGCCCGTCTCAAGGGCATAATAACGATTCCCGTCGTCACCCCAGAAAAAGATGGCGCAAGGGTAAGACTGCCGCAAACATTCTTCTCCGTATTCGGTTACGGGTTGAATGTTGACCGGGCAGTCATAGCCAGCAACCGCATATGTTCCGGCCTCTTCCGCCTGCTCCAGATTTTCCAGTTCCGGGATTTCCTGCACCCCATATCCGGGGCTTAAAATTGCTTTTTTCATTCTCTTTACTCTTCCTCCTCTACTGCAATGTAGTCAACAAACGGATCTTCTCGCTCTTCGTCAAATCCGCAGTTGATATAACTAACCTTATAGGCTCTGTAGGTTTTTCCGAATGCGGCGCCATTCGAAAAGTCGTCCAACTTAACCGGATTTACTGCGACAACTTCACAGCCGGTTCCATTCCAATAATCGCCGACCTCCGGGATGCTCTTGACCAATTTAAAATCCCGGGATTTTAACGCATCGTTAAATTCGTCATAACGGGTATAGAGTTTCTTTTTCATTTTACTTCCCCCATTCTTTTTTCTACACATTCGATGATGAATGCGTTCAGGCTTTTTCCTTCGGCCTCCGCAGCGGCCTTATACTCATCTTTTTTTCCCTTAGGAACCGTAAGATTCAAACGATCGTAATTGTTTGCTATATACTTATTCACGGCCCTTTGAGACGCTTTAGTGCTAGCCATTTAAGCACCTCCTTTAATGATATAATAGCACAATGATATATTTGTGTAAATATACATAATGCACAAATATATTTGCTTAAATATAGTAATTTTGCCGATTGATATATTTGCGTAAATATAGTACAATAATATCATCAAAAGCAGGAAAACAAAAAACAGGAGGAAAAGAACGTGACAAGAAAATTTTTTGAAAGAGTAATGAAGGAAAGAGTAGTAGACACAAAGGATTATAGATATCTGATCGACGAGAGAGAGGGAGCAATCGTAAGACTGAAAATTGAATACCTGGATACAACGAGAGCGCTGGATGAATGGGAAACGGTGAAAAACCTCTAAGCCGAAACGCCCACAGGGGCGTCCGCCGCGGGATGGTCTCCCGGCGCTGATGATGGCAGACCGGAAAGGAAAAACATGGAGAAATACTATATAAGCTATAATGATTATTTCGGATTTTGCGTAATTGAAGAGGTAAAAGGAAACGGAAGAATCGTATTCACCGGAAGCATTGAAGACTGCAATAAAAAATGTATGGAACTGAATACCAGATAGAAAAGATATGAGAATCGAGGCAGGGGAAGAATCCCCTGCTTTTTTGTGCAGTAAAAGGGAGAATAAAAAACGAACATCAGATAAAATGATTGAGAAGGAGGTGACCGCCGGTGTGACAAAGGAAGAGACAAGAAAAAAGAAAAATGAAGCGCTGATTATGTACAAAAAAGGAAAAAAGCTTGTCGAGATCGCACAGACACTTGGAGTGCCAGCCGGGACGATCCGCCGGTGGAAATGTGAGGATGGCTGGGATGGCGAACGTTCGGCCAGAAAAAGCGAACGTTCGGAAAAGAAAAAGCAAAAACCCATTAAAGAAGAAAAGAGGGAAAAGGCCCGCGATCTGGATATTACAGAAAAAAGAGAGCTTTTTTGCCTGTACTACGTAAAATACCGCAACAAGGTAAAGGCATACCAAAAGGCTTTCAGCTGCTCATATGAAACGGCGTGCGGAAACGCCTCTAATTTATCGAAAAATATTGATGTAAAAGCAAGAATTGACGAACTATTAACGGATTTGCACGAAAACATAGAATTTACTATACAGGACATAGCGCAAAAGCAGATAGACATCGCCACGGCGGATATAAAAGATTTTGTCAACCTGGAAGACGGGGTGGTGATACTACGGGATGCGGATGAGATAGACGGGACACTCATCAAATCTATAAAAAATACAAAATTTGGCATACAGGTACAGCTAAAGGACAGTCAAAAAGCGCTGGAGTGGCTGACGGTAAACCAGCCAAAAGAAACAAGAGGCACAGAAAACCGGATAGAGATCACAAAAAGAAAGGAGAGGCCAGATGGTCATATGGACACCGCAGTACAAGCAGAGCCTGTTCATGGAGCGCTGGGAGGATGAAGCCTTATACGGCGGGGCAGCAGGCGGCGGGAAGTCGGACGCCCTTGTGATTGAGGCGCTGCGCCAGGTAAACATCCCAAATTACAAAGGACTGATCCTGCGGCGTACATACCCGCAGCTGTCAGAGCTGATAGAAAAGTCGCAGCAATATTACAAACCGGTGTGGCCAGAGGCAAAGTACAATACCCAGGAGCATACCTGGAAATTCCCGTCAGGTGCCAAGGTAAAGTTTGGCTCTTGCCAATACGAGCAGAACAAATATGATTATCAAGGGCAGCAGTACGATTTTATTGGATTTGACGAATTAACCCATTTTACACAAAGCCAATACGAATACATATTGACGAGAAACAGAGCCTCCGGCCCGGGAACGGAAGTATATTCCAGGTCGACGGCAAACCCTGGGGGCGTGGGCCATGGCTGGGTAAAAGAAAGATTTGTCTCTCCGGCCAAGCCTATGACGACGCTATGGGAGAAAGCAACGGTCAGGTTACCAAACGGGAGCACGAAAGAGGTAGAGAGGAGCCGCATCTATGTACCGGCTACCATATTCGACAACCAGAAGCTCTTGGACAACAACCCGGCCTATTTGGCGGACTTAGCCATGAAGCCGGAAGCGGAAAGAGAAGCGCTACTTTACGGAAACTGGGACAGCTTCGAGGGGCAGGTATTTACGGAATGGGTAAATGACCCAGACCATTACGAAGATCACAAATACACCCACGTCATAGAGCCTTTCCAGGTGCCGTCGTACTGGAGGTTTTACCGGGGGTTTGACTTTGGATACGCAAAACCTTTTTCCGTCGGCTGGTACGCAGCGGATCCAGATGGATGCATGTACAGGATAAGAGGGTGGTACGGATGCAAACCAAATCAGCCAAACACAGGAATCATGATAGACCCGCACGAGATAGCGCGGGGCATAAGAGAGGTAGAAGAAACGGATGAAAACCTAAAAGGCAGGAAGATCAGGGCGATTGCAGACCCGTCCATATTTGACAGATCAAGAGGGGAATCTGTAGCAGACCAGATGATGCAGGAGAGGGTTTACTGGGAACCGGGAGACAACACAAGAATTGCCGGAAAGATGCAATATCACTATAGATTGGCCTTTGACAAGAAAGGAAAGGCCATGTTTTACGTGTTTAACACCTGCAAGGATTTCATCCGCACCATTCCGTCGCTGGTGTACGACGAGAAGAAGGTGGAGGATATCGACACAACACAAGAGGATCACATTTACGACGAGTGCAGATATGTGCTCATGGCAGACCCTATCAAGCAAAGAAAAAATGAGATGAAAAAAGATGAATACGGCGAAGATCCTCTGGATCTGCGGACGGGAAAAGGAGCGAAAGGATGGCAGATGTAACAAAAAAGACAGTAGACACACAACCGGGAAGAACCGGGGCTATTACGGATGAGGATATCAAAAAGATCTACGAGGTATTCCAGGATTACAGCAAGGGCAAACAGGTGCTAAACCAGAGGATTAAATCAGCGGAATCATGGTATAAGGCGCAGCACTGGAAGGAACTGCGAAAAGAAGAGGACGAACCAGCAAGCGCCTATCTGTTTAACATGCTTATTAACAAGCATGCAGACGCTATGGACAACTTTCCGGCTCCAAACGTGCTGCCGCAGGAGGAATCAGACCAGGAAACAGCGAACATGCTGTCAAAGATCGTGCCGACAATCCTGGAAAAGTGCAATTATGAAAAGGCCTATTCGGACGGATGGTGGAGCAAGCTGAAAACAGGAACCTCGGCCTTTGGGGTTTTTTGGAATCCGGGCATAGATAACGGCCTGGGAGATGTGGATGTAAAAGAAATTGACATGATGAATCTGTACTGGGAACCGGGAATACGTGACCTGGAACAGTCAAAATACATATTTGTGACAGCATTAAAAGATAACGATGACCTGTTGACACAGTATTCGTTTTTAGAGGGGCCAGGAACAGATGAAACACCGCAGACACACTATGAATCCGAGGACTATGTAGACAGGACAAACCAGACCTCTGTATATGACTGCTATTACAAAAAGCAGATAGGCAGCAGGACAGTGATCCACTACATCAAGTTTATTGAGGGGCATCTTTTGTACGCCTCGGAAAATGACGAGAATTGCATAAATGGATTTTATGAAAATGACGAGTACCCCATCAAGCTGGACGTAATGTTCCCGGAGAAGGAAAGCCCGGCAGGATTTGGATATCTGGACGTGATGAAAGATCCGCAGATGTTTATCGACAAGATGGACGGCATCATCCTGCGGCATGCAAAAAGGACATCACAGCCCAGGTGGTTTGTGACGGATGGGCTGGGACTGAATGAAGAGGAGTTTTTGGGAGATGGACCGATCGTACATGTCCAGGGTATGGTGTCGGATGATAGATTACGGCAGCAGCAATTAGCGGGATTGGATTCGGCGGTTTACAACCGACTGGCAGGAAAAATAGACGAGATCAAAGAAACATCAGGAAACACAAGCTATGCCCAGGGGACAACCTCATCTGTTACAGCGGCATCGGCCATTGCCGCCCTGCAGGAAGCATCCGGGAAGCTGTCAAGAGATATGATCCGCATGACATACAACACATACTCCTGCCTGGTACGCCTGGTGATAGAGAGGATCAGACAGTTTTACAATGAGCCGCGGACTTTTCGGGTGATCGGGGACAATGGAGAGACAACATGGCCGCAATTCTCCAACCAGATGATGAGATCCCAAGCCCAAAAAGGGATAGCGGGCGTGGAATTTGGCGAAAGAAAACCGACATACGACATAAAGGTATCAGCGCAAAAAGCGTCACCATACAGCAAGGTAGCACAGAACGAACTGGCCAAAGAGTTATATTCAGCGGGTGTATTTAATCCGGAGCTGTCAGACCAGGCGCTGGCCATGCTGCAGATGATGGATTTTGACGGCAAAGACCTTGTGATACAGAGGGTATCCCAAAACGGCATTATGTATCAGCAGATCCAGCAATTACAGCAGACGGTGATGCAACTTGCGACGATCGTGGATGCCCAGAACGGATCGACCATAGCGCAAAATGTGGCGGCGTCAATGGGACGGGGAGAACCAAATACCGGCCAGATGGCAGCAGGATCGACAAGCACAAACTCCCTGGGTGATCCTGTTGATACAAAGGGGATAGTGGCAAATGCCAAAGAAAAGGCGGCATCAAGAGCAAGCGTATCGTAGGAGGAAGCATGACACATATAAAAACGAACTGCGAAGGAACGAATATGCGAATCACAATGACCGGACATGCCGGGTACAATCCGGGGAATGACATTGTCTGCGCAGCAGAATCCATACTCATGAGAACGCTCTTAGAAAGCCTGGAGGGGGCAAGTGCAAGGTACGATGAAAAAGAAGCATACATGGAAATTGTGGCGCCGGTGAATCCTGTGAATATATTGGTCTGGGACACAATAAAGAAAGGGTATCGGCTCCTGGAAAAAAAATATCCCCAAAATGTAAAATTGCACAGGTAAAAGGGAGAAATAAATAAAAACGTGTGAAATAATGAAGTTGACATGAAACTCATGTCATACAATCCATTTTAAATTACCCCCTCACCAGGAGGGAGGCGACGCCTCCCTCCGAAATGAAAAGACACTTCGGAAAGACGATGTATGGCACTTCGGAAAGACGATGTATGACAAGCGGAAAGGCGCGAAAAGAATGAAAGACAAATTATTAACCTTTTTTGATGGAGAAGGAACAGGCAGTGATAATGGTCAGGTCGCCGCTGACCAGACAGGCAGTGATACAACTCAGGTCGCCGATGAGGAAAAAGAAGATCTCGATGCGGACTTTGAAGCTCTGATTAAAGGCAAATACAAAGCCCAGTATGATGCAAGATTCCAGCAGGGAATCAATGCACGACATAAAGATTACATGCAGAACAAGCAGCAGTTGGAATCCTTAAATCCGATGCTGGACATGCTGAAAGAAAAATATGGCGTGTCAGATGTAAAAGACCTGCAGAAAGCCATCATGGACGATGATTCCTACTACGAAGAGGAAGCCATGGAAAGAGGTCTGACTGTAGAGCAGCTCAAATACATGAAGCAGATGGAACGGGAGAATAAAGCCTACAAGGCCAGAGAGCAGGAATCCATCCAGGAACAGATGCAGCGGGAAAAGATCGAGGGTTGGCTTCGACAGGAGGCGCAGTTCAAGCAGAAAGCGCCGGACTTCTCTCTGCGGGAGGAGCTTGCGAACCCGGAATTTGAGCGTCTGCTGGCAGCAGGGGTCAATGTAGAGACTGCATTTAACGTCATCCACCAGGACGAGATCATGAGCGGAGCGATGAATTATACCGCAAAAAAAGCAGTAGAAAAAACAGTAAACGACATAAAAGCAAGAGGAATGAGACCGTCAGAAAATGGTCTGGGCACAACGGCCACAGAACCAAAAAGAAAAACGGTCGGAGAAATGACCGGGGAAGAAATCCTGGAAATGGCAAACAAGGCAAAAAAAGGAGAAAAGATCTCATTCTGACCGCAGAAGGGAGAAACATGAAAAACAAATTATTTTTGATTGACGGAACACCGGAAAAACTCCTGACATTTTTTGCAACAGGAGAAAACACAACGACAGACATCAATGCGACGACAACAGACACGTTGACGCCGGAGATGAAAACATACTACGACAAACTGCTCATCAAGCTGACCGGTCCTGCGCTGGTACACGATCAGTTTGCCCAGAAGAGAAACATCCCCAAAAACGGAGGCAAGAAGATTGAATTTAGAAAATTTGATCCGCTCCCGAAAGCATTAACGCCTCTGACAGAGGGTGTGACCCCGAAGGGAAAGAAGATGTCCGTAACAGATATCACAGCAGAAGTATCCCAGTATGGAGATTACATTTTACTGTCTGACGTGATCCAGATGACATCTATTGACCCGATTGTTGTGGAGGCAACAGAGGAGATCGCAGAACAGGCGGGAAAGACGCTTGACACCGTAACGAGAGAGGTTATCAACGCTGGAACAAATGTCCAGTATGCGGGTGGAGCGGCAGCAAGAAGCGCAATCACAGCGGCTAATGTGCTGAATGTCATGGAAGTGATGAAAGCAGTAACAACACTGAAAGGACAGAATGCAAAGCCGGTAGGAGACAGCTTTGTTGCGGTACTGCATCCGTATGTAGCACTCGACCTCATGAGAGACGAAGAGTACAAAGAGATGTTCAAATACACAAATGCAAAGCCGATGTATGAAGGAGAGATCGGGAAGTTTTCCAACGTGAGATTCGTGGAATCCACGGAAGCAAAGATCTGGAACCTGGCAGGAGACGGAGTTTCTGTATTCTCCACGCTGGTGATCGGAAAGAATGCATATGGCACAACAGAGATCGAAGGAGGCGGCCTGCAGCACATTGTGAAACCGCTGGGAAGCTCCGGAGCAGCAGACCCGTTGAACCAGAGATCCACAGTGGGATGGAAAGCACTGAAAACAGCGGTGATGCTTGTGCAGCAGTACATGGTGAGAATCGAGAGCTCTGCATCCCAGTACTCAAAAGCGGCAGCGAACTAAGGAGGGGTGAAGATGCCGACAAAGACAGAAGCAAAAGATGAAGAAACGAAGAAGCTGACACCGAATGATCCGGGCTACTGGGACGAGAAGATCCCATACAAACCGTTTTATGACGGGGCGTTTTACAAGGACGACATCTATGTAGCGGTAAATGGAGAAAACCGGGTAATCAAAAGAGACATTGACGAACCGGTGATGCTGGAACGAAAATTCGTCCAGGCGATCAAAGACGCAGAAGAACAGCAGAGAGCAGCCAGAAGGTATCAGCTGGCACATATTAACAACGAGGTATAAAAGAGGGAGGCGGTGCGAAAGTACCGCCTTTTTCAGAAAGGAGAAACATGGTCAAAATCAAAAGAAGGACGATGTATATCCCAAAGGACGAAGCATACATAGGAACGGTGAATGACAGCAATTCAGAATCCAGAGTATTTGTCATCGAAAGAGAAGAAGGGACACCAGACCTGTCAGCGCTTACATTCAAACTGATCCTGCGAGATGAAAACGATAATCCAAACGAAGCATATCTGGAAAAGGCTGTATCAGAAAACGAGGTACATCTGACATGGGGCATCCTACCATCGGACGTGGGAACGAGCGGGACACTGCTGGCACAGATCAAAGCATTTGACGAACAGGGAGAAGTGCGCTGGAATTCGTTCACGGGCGCTTTTTACGTAGAACAGAATCTGCAAGAACCGGACACATCAGGAAAATTGTCGGACTATGAGAAGTTGCAGAAAAAAGTAGAAAACGCGCTGGGCGAGGTCGAAGAGCTGAAAAAGACAGGGTTAAAAGGAGATCCGGGCCCGCAGGGGGTGCAAGGAGAAACAGGGCCAAAAGGAGATCCGGGCCCGCAGGGGGTGCAAGGAGAAACAGGGCCAAAAGGAGATCCGGGCCCGCAGGGGATAAAAGGAGAAAAGGGAGATCCCGGGAGCTTGAGCGGCCTGATGGATGCAGTGACAGAATATACTGCGGAATCACAGTATGCGCTGCCAAATAGCGGAGACAAATTAAAAACATGGCTTGGGAAAGCACAGAAAGCGTTGTCAGATGCAAGAGACGGGGAGACGGGAACGGTTGAATACGAGATACCACAATCGTACACAGCACCAAAACCTGGAATCACGTTAAAAACATTTATGGGAAGAGTAACGAAGGGACTGGCAGATTTGTTTGCAGGCCTGGCGCTCAAGATAAATACAAGCAAAATCTTGTCTGCGGAAGAGTGGGGAGCTGCAATATCCGAGAGAGGATACCTGGCGGATGCCAAAGACATAAAAGGCGGTATTGAAGCAGTTGATAATAAAAAATGGATAACAAAAACAACAGGGACATCATTCCCGGCAACACAGGTTAATGGAAACCAATCCGCAACATTAACAAAAGCCCCGGATGCGGTTGATGGATACACATGTGTTGGGGTGACTGGGTTCGGAGGCACTGATGGAGCAATAGTATTTCAAGCTGCAAGATATAATCCGGGAAGTGGGAAATTGACAGTCAAAGTGAGAAATACATCATCCACGGCTGCTTCATGCACTCCGACCCTTGATGTGTTATATGTGCGATCCGCTAATTTACAATAAGGAGACATACATGAACATTTTATTAAAAAACCAGAAAATAATGACAGCAACATGCTATCAAGACAGTGCAAACAGGGTGGGAATTACATTTGATGAGGATATGCCGGATGCTACAGACTTAATTGGATTTAAACTGCTAAGGAAAAGCGGGGAACTTCTTTTTGATGGAACGGGATATGACACCATTTACAAAACCATTGAAAATGGCTACATCCTGTCAAATGACGGCAGTGTGTACGTGCCACCGGCGAAGCCGGATCCGGAGCCAGTCTATGAACCCACTCTTGATGAACTTAAAACAGCCAAGAAGCAGGAAGTGAGTGCTGCCTGTGAGCAGACCATTGCAAGGGGTATTGATGTGCAGCTTCCGGGCGGCGTGGAGCATTTTTCCCTGACCGCCAATGACCAGATCAATCTGATTGGAAGTCAAGCCGCGGTTACTGCCGGTGAGCAGCAGATCGCATACCATGAGGATGGAAAACCGTGCCGGTATTACACTCCGGAAGAGATTGCTCTTATCGTGCAGCAGACCATGTTTTGGATCGGGTATCATCGGACATATTGCAACAGTATCAACATGTGGATCCAGGCAGTGACTGACAAAGAGGGCCTACAGGAGATTTATTACGGCGTGGATGTGCCCGCAGAGCATCAGTCCGAAGTGCTGAAAGATTATCTGGCCAAGATTGCGGCAAGTGCAAAATAAGGGAGAGAACGAAATGAGATGGTATGCAGAAGAGCTGATATTGTCGTGGATAGGAGGAGCAATATACATAGCATTGGAAATGATTTGGAGAGGGAGAACGCACTGGACGATGTTCTTTCTGGGAGGCCTGTGCTTTGTGTTGATCGGTTTGATCAATGAGTTAATACCATGGTGCATGCCACTCTGGCAGCAGGCATTAATTGGGACTGGGATTATCACATCATTGGAATTTGTGACCGGCTGCATTGTCAACCTGGCACTGGGATGGAATGTGTGGGACTACAGCGAGATGCCGGGGAACGTCCTGGGACAGATATGCCCGCAGTATACGCTGTTATGGATTCCGGTATCACTGGCGGGGATATTCACAGACGATTATTTAAAATTCGGAATTTGGGGAAGAGAAAAACCACATTATTGCATGTGGAGGCACAAGGCAACAGAAAGTTAATAAAAAGAAACTTACAAGAAAGAGACGTTTTACCAATATGGTCCAGAAAGGAGAAAACATGATTTTTACAAGAAAACCAACGACGGCAGGAACAAAGATAAAAATGGAGTTTCCGGTAGAAGGAACAAGATTCCTCATAAAGAATCTGACAGAGGGAGATATCTACGTGGCTATGAAGGATACAGAAGACAAAGATTTGTGCGTGTTAATACCGGGAAACACCGCACAAGTTATCGAATCAAAACTTGAACCAAGCAAAGTTATCACAATTATCCCGGATGAGACATCCGAGAAGGGGGTTGAAGCACAGTGCTTGAAGTGGTAGGGAAAGATATCATTTCGGGAAACATGGGGTTTATCGGCACAGATTCAGACAGGCTGTATCGCATGGGGGCAGCAGAGAAAACGGAAGATATAACAGTCACTGGAAATCCTGCCGTTCTGGACAATGCCACGGGAAAACCGTTCAAGGATTTACACATCTACGGCAGGAGCGAGCAGATGACAACGACAGGGGCGCAGCTGCTGGATTTGGATGCACTTGAATTAAGACAAAAAACCGGGGCAACGATTGAACGGTTGGATGATGGTGGATTCTTGGTGAACGGGACGCCGGAAAGTGTATACGAACGATACATAAGCACGTTTACACTTGATCTTGAACCTGGAACGTATTATATCAGCGGCGGAAAATATTTAACGGGGTGCGCTGTCGCGCAGATAAAAATCACAAATGCAGACGGCACAAAAATCTATAGAAACAACATAGGATTCGATGTTTTGGGGACGGAAAAAGAAATTTCCATCACTATACAATCGACAGCTACAGATCCGATCGATAATTACAAGGTATACCCTATGCTGAACAAGGGTTCTATCGCCTTACCATTTGAACCCTACACCGGCGGTAAGCCGTCCCCATCACCGGATTACCCGCAGGAGATTCAGAGTGCAGGTGATGATGGAAATCTCAGTGTCATTGTAAAAAATCCTGATAATGAGCAGATGCAATCCGTGTCTTTCTCAACACCAAATGGCCTGCCCGGTATCCCGGTCACTTCCGGTGGCAACTATACCGACGAGAACGGCCAGCAGTGGATTTGTGACGAGGTGGATTTTGGTCGGGGAGTGTATGTGCAGAGGGTTGATAAAGGTGCTTTCGATGCCACCAAAGCGCTGACTGAGCAAAGTGTGATTCTTGCCACCCCAATCGAAACCACTCTCGCTGCCTCTGAGATTGCGGCCTACAAGTCCTTGCGATCTTATCGAGGCACTACGATTGTGGAGGCGGAAGATAAGGCGGGGATATCAGTAACTTATAAGCGAAATGCAAAGACAAGCAATATTTCGGCAGAGAAAAAAATAGAGGAAAGCGAAAAGAAGGAATACGATGAAAGTTAAGGATGCAATAGAAAAGACAAATCAGCTTAAAGCAAACGTATACAGTGAAGAAAACATGTCAGAGTGGCTGTCGGAACTGGAAAACTATGCCATCGAGAGCATATTTAACCGGGCGGAAGGGGACAACTTTCCGCTGGTGAAATATTCCTATGAAGACGACGAAGAAAAAGAACTCATGATACCGGATCCTTATTCGGAAATCTATATTTATTATCTTGCGGCAAAAATCGACTATTGGAACAAGGAACTGGATTCCTACAACAACAACATGAGCATGTACAATGCATCATACAGTAGCTTTGCGGCAAAATACCGGAGGGAACACATGCCGAAGCAGACAAAGCGCCCGCCGGTATTTTTGCATTAAGGAGGATATATGGAGACACTGCCAAGCCTTACGGCATCTTCAAGGACGGTGCAGTCAGTATCTGATTTCAGGGGATACAACCACAACCTGGTAATTGACGACAACCAATTTTACGACATGAGAAACCTGTCGCTGGATGAATACCCGGTACTGACGCAGCGGCAGCCGCGCGGCACAATAAAAAAGCTGAATAAACCGAATGGGCTGTTTGCGAAAAACAAAATTGTATACGTGGATGGGACAGACCTGTACTACGGGGATGAAGTGATCGCACAGGTGACGGACAGCAAAAAGCAGTTTGCATCTATGGGAGCCTATATCCTGGTGTGGCCGGATAAGATCATGTACAACACATTTGATGGAACCACCACAAAACTGGAAAACAAAACGGAATTTACAGGGACGGTAAAGATTGAAAAGGCCAATATCTCGGATTCCCAGCAGACAACAACGGACTACACATCGTATGTAAGGATCACTGCAACGGGAATAGGAAAAGGGTTCAAACAGTACGACGGCGTATCCATATCCGGAATCTCGCAGGAAGATTTGAATGCTACGAAAGTGCTCTGGGAAGTGGCAGATGATTCTGTGTTGGTGGTTGGATCCGTAGAAAAGACGATAGAAGAGCAGATGACGATCACCATAGAAAGAAAAGTGCCGGACATGGAATTTTTCACGGAATCAGAAAACCGGTTATGGGGATGCTCTTCGAAGAATCATGAATTATACGCATGCAAAATCGGGGACCCGACAAACTGGAACGCTTTTGAAAACCTGTCAACGGATTCCTATGCGGTAACGATTGGCTCAGACGGGGACTTCACGGGAGCGGCAACGTACATGGGATACGTCCTGTTCTTCAAGGAGGACACAATCCACACGGTCATGGGAAACAAACCGGCCAACTATCAGGTGCAGGGATCCAAGGGAAGAGGAATAGAGAAAGGATCGGAGCTTTCACCGGTGATTGTAAACGAGACGCTATATTACAAGGCAAGAACCGGAATCGTAGCGTACCAGGGAACGTCAGCAACATCCATAGCTTCAGACATGGGAACGGTACAATACAAAGATGCTGTGGCAGGGTATCTGGGAAACAAATATTACTGCTCCATGAAACAGGGAGAAAAATATTATCTGTTCTGCTACGATGAAAGTAAGGGGATGTGGACAAAGGAAGATGAGACGCAGGCGCTCTTCATGGCAACACTGGGAAACAACCTGTACTACATAGATGCAGAAGGGTATTTAAAAACCATCACAGGAGAGGATAACGAGAACATCCAGTGGGAAGCAATCTCGGGAGAGATCATGATGGCATACAACAGAAAATACCTGTGCAAGATCAATATCCGGGCTACGCTGGAAGAAAGAGCCACACTGGAGGCCTGGGTGCAGTACGACAATGAAAAAATCTGGATCAGGGTGGCAACGATCACAGCCAAAAAGCACAGGGCCTATGATATTCCGGTCATGCCGCACAGGTGCGACAGACTGAGGATAAAGCTATCAGGGCGAGGAAAAAGCTGGATCTACGGAATAGACAAGCAATTTGAGATGGGAAGTGATGTATGTGTCAACATGGGGCGGCATTGACATACCGGATATAAAATCAGATGACCTGCTGAACGAAAAAAAGATAAGCATGATAATGCAGCAGCTACAGCTGATTGACAGAAACATAAGGTTTGCAATGTACAATCTGGATCCGGAAGAGAATTTTGACAAAGCAGCGCTTGCCTCATACAACGGGCTGAAATCAGAAGTAAAGAAGCTTGGAAAGGATGGGACGGAATACAGAACACTCATCGAGCAGACGGAAGAAAAGATAAGGCTGGAAGCGGAGCGGGCATCGGCAGCAGAAGGGAAACTGAGCGCAGCCCTGGAAGTGACCGCAGAGGGGATAGCATCCAAGGTGTCAAAGGACGGGATCATATCAGCAATAAACCAGTCGGCAGAACGGGTATTAATACAGGCGCAGAAAATAAATCTGGACGGAGAACTGACGGCGGGAGAGAACTTCCGTTTGAACATCAACACAAACACAAAACTATATGATGTCCTGGGGCTGAATTACAAAGATGGAGTGCACACGTTAATGACAGGAATTAAGCCGGGAGACATTGCGGTACATTTCGATGACATTGAAGCGAGCATGAGCACGGACGGATTCGCCTTTTCTAAGGACGATGGGACAATAGATGCCATGTATGGGAAAAACGCATACACGAAAGGATATGGAGATTTCAGAGGGGGTATATTTGTAGGTTCCGGGTCAGGGCTGGCAACAAGATACGGGGACAGCATGCTGATTCAGGATTACGGAAACGGAAATGTGGCATCGAATGCCGCAGGAGGAACGCTGCTTGTGGGATACAAAAACACAACAGGGGTGCAAATAATACCGGAAATACATGGGAATATAACGATAACAAAAGATCCAAGCGCAGCAGAATATCCGGATGTTGAAGTATGGGGGAATGTGGTCGTACACGGAACTATTTATTATGACGGTTTGGAGCAAAATTAAGGAGGGACAGCATGGCAACATATCAGATCAAGAAAGGAGATACACTTTCGGGAATTGCGAAGCAGTACGGCGTATCGGTGGGAGATATTGCCTCTGCCAACGGAATCAGCAACCCGAACAAAATAAGCGCCGGGGCAACACTGACAATCCCTGGGGGTGGCGGGGCAGCGAACACATCATCAAGCAGTGCATCATATTCTTCTTCATCATCAGGCGGGAGGCCGGCATACGCGCCGTCAGACCGAACGAATGAAGCTTACGAGAAATATCAGACAGCACAGAACAACAAACCGAATGCATACCAGGAATCCCAAACACTGGGAGATTTAAGGAAGCAGTTAGAAGATTTTGAAACAAAGAAACCGGGAGACTATCAGAGTGCATACAAAACGCAGATAGATGAAATTCTGGGGCAAATCTTAGGCAAAGGGGACTTTAACTGGGATCCGAACAAAGACCAACTCTACCAGTCCATGGCAGACCAATACAGGGTAAAAGGAAACAAAGCCATGAGGGATACTATGGGAAGTGCAGCAGCCATGACGGGAGGGTATGGCTCTTCCTACGCAACCACAGCGGGGCAGCAGGCGTATGACGACTACATGCAGCAGTGGGCGGACCGGGCGACGGACTACTACAACATGGCCCTGCAGCAGTACAACAGCGAAATGAATAACCTCAACAACAAAATGTCAGCACTTCGGACGGCGGATGACACGGATTACGGCAGATACCGAGACACAGTAAACGACTGGTACACAGACAGAAATTACCTGACAGACAAAGTGAACACCCAGTACGACAACGAATACGGGCAGTACAGGGATACGGTAAGCGATTATTACAATGACCTGGAAGCGGCAAGAGCACTGTATCAGCAGCTGTACGGGGAGGATTGGGACAAGTACCAGTCAGATCTCAGCCAGTACAACACAGACAGAAACTATGATTTTGAAGTAGCACAGGCGGACAGAGAATATCAACTGGCATTGAAAAAGCTTGCGGCATCAGGAAGTAAATCATCAGGAAAATCAAGCTCAAGTGCAAATAAGGTAACGGGAAAGAGCAGTTCTGCAACAACACTTTTCCAAGGGTCCGTAAAGACGCCGGACGAATGGAGAAGATACAAAGAAGGAACGAAAACATACGATGAGTATTTGGACAAAACAATGCAAAAATGGAACGGAAGAGGAGATTTGTCAGATTCGGATGTGGCGTTTTTGATTGAATATTACGGACTGTGATGAGGTGAAATATGAGTTTTGTATCAGAATTCAAAAAAAACAAAATGCTCCAGGCAGGAGAAGAGGACGATTACACCAGGCTGAAAAAAAGAATAAAAGAAAATGGTGTAAAAATAACAGGGGTAAAAGATGAGGAAGCGGAACAGTGGCTGAGGAAAGCAACAAGCACGGCAGACGAAAGAACCAAGTACTCAAAAAACACCTCATACAAAGACTGGAAAACAAAGAATAAATACATGTATGAGGAATCCTCCGACTTATACAAAAGAGGGAAGGAAATACAAGCATACCTGAATGCAAAGGCGAGAGACGATGAGAGTTATGCGGGATATAGAGATTCTACAAATGAACTCTTAAAAGAATTGTCCAGAAGCACCAACAGCATGATTGCATCGGATCAGAAATACGGAAGATTTGGTTCTGAATCAGAGTATAACAATTACATAAACGAGCAGAAAAAAATAAAGAGAGTAAGAGACGCAACAAGAAGATCCAAAATAAAGAGCAAGAGCCAGCAGATGAACGAAGGGCTCAGAAAAGACATGGGTCTTGAGAATACAACGCTCGGATCGGAGCAGCTGGAGAATGCGGTCGCGTTGGATCGGCTGAAAAAGAGAATCTCTGAAAAGAATGCACTTGAAAAAGACACACAGTATTACAAAAGGCTTCTGACAGATGATTCCCAGATGGATGCAAGCACCAGAAGACAAGCGCTTGAAAAATTAAAAAGAACCATCATGACAGAACAGATTGCAGGGGATTCAAAGACGCTTTCAAACCTTTCCAAAAGCTTTTCAAACGCAACCGGAAAGAAGGTATCGCAGACAGATGCTTATCAGATGCTGGAAAATGCCCAGGGACAAATCGACCGCGACAAATACGACCAGAAGATGGGAGAAAAGCGGAAAGAGCTGGAAAAGGTTCTGGATGAAAAGGGATTTGAAACAGCGGCAAAAAAAGGAAGCCAGATCGCACAAAAAAAGACAGTATACAATGCTGATATGCTGGCAGGATACCAGAACGAGGACAAATCATACCCTGATATTTTCAAAAGCCAGACAGAGTACGAACAGTACCAGGACATGACGGATACAGAGAAGGATGTATTTGATTACTATCTGGCCACAGAAGGGGTGCAGAAAGCAAAAGAATACTTAAATACCATAAAGAGGGATATCACAAAGAGACAGAACGAAGCTTACACAGAAAAAATGAAGCAGTATGCAACGGAACACCCAACACTCTCATCGGAATCATCGGTGGCAGCAGGATTTGCAACGGGTCTCGGAGCCTTGGAGACTATGCGCCAAAACGCAGAGAATGTCCTGACGGGAAACAATGCGCCGGTAGATATAAATTCAAAACCATTTAGACCGATAAATGCTCAAAGCACCATCAGAAACACTGTGATGGAAAATTTCCAGGGAAGTGAAGATGTAAAAGCACTAAAAAGATTCCTGTATCAGACCGGAATGTCTATGGCAGATTTTGGAACACAGGCAGCAGCAGGAGCGTTAGTGGGAGGATTTGCAGGAGAGGCTGCATCTCTTGCCGGGGCATCGGCAGAGAGGGCAGCACAGATCACGGCAACGATCGCAAACAATGCATCACTTCCAATCATGGGAGCAGGAGCAATGTCCCAGACGGTAAAAGAAGTGATCGAGAACGGAGGAACCAACGATCAGGCTATGCAGCTGGGGCTGATTGCAGGAGCAGCGGAAATGGTAACGGAGAGACTGGGAATCGATAACCTGTCCAAGTTATCAAGCCAGGGCGTGAACTCTGTAAAGAGGGCAGTACACAAGATTATTGCAGAAGGGGCAATCCCGGAAGGCTTGGAAGAGGTTGTCTCAGATATCGTAAACAACGTGGCGAACGATGCAATCATGCAGGAAAACTCTGACTTTAATCAGGCTGTTAAACGGTATATGACACCGAATGCAATGACGGGAGAGCATATTTCAAGAAGACAGGCGGAAGATTTGGCAATGAAGGACAGGATCAAGGACATGGCGCTTTCATTTGCGGGAGGAGCACTGTCTGGCGGAATCATGGCAGCAGGTGCCTATGGAAGCGGTTATATCGAGGGAGGATACCTGGGAAGAGAATTAAACAGCTACGAAGATTTTAGTGATGCGCAGCTTATCAGAGATGGAAAGGCTATGACCGGAACAAATTCTGCAGATCTGGCAGAATACTACGAAGGGAAAGGAAAACTTTCTGACAGACAGAGAGCGGAACTGTTCAACCAGATTCTACAGGATTCGGACGGAAAATACACGCCATCGCAGGAAATTGCACAGAATGAGACGGAAGATGCACAGACCGGGGAGAAAATTACACAGGAAGCAAAGCCGGTAGAATTGACGGCAGAGGATTTGCAGGAACCACAGATTGACGAACAGACAGAAAAAAAGACAACGATACAGGAAAGTGTACGACCAATAGAAAAAGAGCCGAAAACGGGCGCACAGCGAAGCGTGGAAGGGGTAAATTACAAAGGCTTGAAGGGAGATATAGAAGGAATCGACCGGGTAGAAAACGGGAAGATTTATGCACGGGTAAACACAGGGGATGCAACAATCGTGCAGCCGGTAAGTAACTTAAACTTCGACAATGCTGTCACACAGGCGCTCTACCAGACAGCGGAAGAATACAAAAATGCCGGAGCAAGAAATTTCGTGATGGAGTACAACGGAGAAAGCCTGATAGCATACAAAAAAGGATTCAATGCGTATTATGATGCGGCGACAGTAGGGATCCCGATGAAGAAAGTGAACAATGTATACGGAAACATGCTTACAGAAAAACAGAAAGCAGCGGCGTATGCAGCTGGAGAAACAGATCTTAATTTTGAGCAAAAATACGAAAAGGTGAAAGAGGCGCACGCGACCAAAACAGCAGGATCGCAGGTGCTAGAAAACGACGCTTTCAGAAGCCTGACAAAGGAAAACCAGACAATATTAAAAGCATATGCAAAGATGTCCGGGGCAAACGTGGTGGTAGACGAGACGATCTCCGCAGGAAACGGACGGTACGCAAACGGATACTACGACAACAATGGAACGATCCATATCGCAGCAGATGCCACAAGCCCGATAAGCGTGGTGGCAAACCACGAACTGACACACTACCTGCAGCAGTATTCGCCGATTTACGACGAGTACAAAAACGAGGTTGTCAACTATCTGATGCAAAAAGAAAACATGCCATTGGATGGCTTGATTGAAAGACATATGTCAAATTATGAGAATGCAGGCCGCCAGATTTCCAGGGAAGAAGCCATGGACGAAATAGTGGCAAATGCAAGCGAAATGTTCCTGACGGATGAATCAGCAGTGCAGCAGATGGCAAGGGAAAACAGATCCATCGGAGAGAAAGTGCTGGACTTCTTCAAAGAATTTATTTCGAACTTGAAAAAAATGATCGCAGGATACGAACCAAAGAGCAAAGAAGCACAGATGCTCAATGAAGATTTGGAAGTAGCGAGAAAAGCAGAAAAGATATGGCTAGAAGCCATGCAGAACGCGAAAGAAGCCGGAAAGAAAGCACAGGAAAACTCTGTTACAGGGGGAGAAATCAAGAAATCATTCAGTCTCAAGGAAGATATAGAAGAGACAAAGGATTTAATTGCCGTGCACAATATCACGGAAGACAAACTGAACAAACAGCTAAAACTGGAAGGGTTCCCGATGATTTCTATCGCGGTAACAAAAACAGATATCGGCCACAGCGACTTCGGGGATATTACCGCTGTATTCAAGAAAGATACCATTGATCCGGCAAACAAAAAGAACAAGGTACAGGCAAAAGAGATTTCGGACGTGATTAAAGAGATAAAGAAGATGCCTGTAAATATGTTTGAGGCAAAGCATCAAAGAGTAGTAGGATACGACAAGGTGGCGTACTGGATACTGCCGGACAACACATCAGAAGAGACAAGAAAAAGAATAGAAAAGGTTTCGGAAACAGCGCCGATTCTTGAGTATAAGGAGGGAGACGAAAACCAGAGAAAGAACATTATCAATAGCTTGGATGATGTGAAATTCTCACTGAAAGAGGACGAAAAGATAACAGAATTTGCAGACGAAATCGAAGATATAATCAATAAGAAGGGAACTATCCCGAATTGGAAAAAGATAGACGTCGGAACGGTAACAGATTCCGAGGCAAGCGCAATTGAAAGTGTAATAGGAATAGATACAAAGGGATGGAAAAAGAAATGGTCTGCGGACGATATGGCACATCTGATAGAACGTCATGGAAAAAACGGAGAGGCGGACAAAACCATGAAAAACAACAGCGATATCGGAAAGACAAATGCTGTGATATTGGGGTTTGATGAGATAAGAGAAGGAATAGGTTCAAAAAAATACAAAAACTCAGACCATACACCGGCAAAAACGGTTCTATTTCTGAAAAATGAAGCGGGAGATATTTGGAATGTTATAGAAGTGGTTCCGGATGCAAAAGCAAAGACGATTTGGATTCAAAGCGCGTATAAAAAAAGAGGGGATGCCAGTAGCCTGATACAAAATATGCCCCAGGCGGACGTCCGAAACGAAAAAGGATTACCCCTCACCATGAATATAAACGATTACGGGGAAAAAGTCAACAAAAAAGACATCAGATACCAGATGGAAGACGCTTCTGAAGTGGACTACGATACGCTGAAAGCGGAAAACAAGGATCTGAAAGAATTAAACAGCATATTGGGAGGGATGATAAAGGCCACAAAGGGAATAGAACCAGATCAGGATGCAATAAAGAAGATCGGAAAGAAAATTCTGAAAGACTATAACTCGGATTATAATCTGGATACATTTACAAGAAATATGACCGGCATATGGAAGTATATATCAGGATCCAAAAACATAGACGCAGAGCAGGTGGCAATAGCAACGGCGGACATGGCAAAGGGGATCCTGGAACACGCAAAGGTAAATGTAAACGAGAGATACGCAGAGCAGTATAAAGATCTGGCAAAAGAGGTAAGACAGATCAAGCTGGAAGTGCCGGAAGAAATGAGGGGAGATTTCGACCGGGAAGGAGGATACGCAGAATTCCGAAAGAGAAATTTCGGAACGTTAAAGCTGGGAAAAGAAGGACAGAGCATTGATTCCTACTACCAGTCCCTGGCAGAAAGATATCCGGAGCTGTTTGACGAAGCTATATACACAAATCCTGCGGACCAGCTTATGCACATAGCAGAAGTGATGGAAAGCATGAAGCCGAAGTATGAAAATGCATTTGGAATGGATCTCGATGAAGCAGCAGCAGATCTGGCACATGAAATCTATCAGTCGTATTTCGATATTGCAGCAGGAAAAGGATCTATTGATTCAATCAGAAAGAATGTGATAGAAAAAGAGCGGCTGAAATACAAGAAATACAGGGAGAAAATGCGGGATGATTACAAAAAGTACAGGGAAGAGTACAGGGGGAATTTCGCGCAGAGAAGAAAAGAGAACTTTGAAAAGAAAGCTTATTCGAAAAATATCGAACAGACAGCAAACAGATTGAGCAGGTGGCTTTTAAATCCGACGAACACAAACAGTGTGCCGGAGAGTTTAAGGGGACCGGTGGCAGAGTTCTTAAACTCCATCAATTTAAGCAGCAGGGATGTAAACGTGTACGGGAATCCTACGCAGAGAACACTTAAATGGCAGGCCTTATCGAGAGCATATGAGAATATAATCAAGGCACAGGACAAGTCGGAATACACGGGACAATTCGTAGACCTGGATCCAGATCTGGTAAACATGCTGAACGATTTGACAGAAAAGAACAAAGAGGTAATGCTTGCGGATATGACCGTGCAGGACATGAAGGAATTGAATCGGTTGATAACAGCTGTGAAAAAATCCATAGAAAGCACGAACACATTGCTTGCAACAGAGAACTACAAGAGAGTGTCAGATCTGGGAGAGAAGTTCCTGGAAGAAAACGAGAAAAAAGAAAGTGCAAAGGAAAGTGCATACAGAACCGTAAATACAGCAAGAAACTTCATGAAGCTGGATATGTTGGATTCAAGGACGTATTTCAATTCACTGGGAAAAGCAGGAATGGATATATACGGGGCATTGAGAAGTGGACTGGACAAAAAAACGAGAAATATCAAAATTGCGCACGACTACATCAAAAATCTGATGGGAGAAACAGATATATCAGAGTGGTCGGGAGACAAAGCGAAGCTGCACGAATTCGAAACCGAGGGAAGGAAAGAGTTAAAACTCACAACAGCACAAGTCATGAGCCTGTACAGATTGCTACAGAGGGACCAGGCAAAGGAGCACATTCTGGAAGGAGGAATAAGGCCGGAAAAAACCATAACAAAAGCAGGGAAGCTTAAAAAAGAAGTCACAAGATACTACGAACCGATACGGGTAACCGAAAAAGACCTGCTGAACATCATAGACACACTGACGCCGGAGCAGAAAAGGATTGCTGATGGAATCACGGATTTCTTCACTTCAACAACATCCGCCTGGGGAAACGAAGTGTCCATGCAGTTGTACGGATACAGGAAATTCATGGCAAGAAACTACTTCCCGATCGTTTCGGATAACAGCTTTACGAATTCGGCAAGCGGAGACCAGCAGGGAAACGTACAGACCTTGAAAAACATGGGAAGTACAAAAGCGACCGTGCCGCATGCAGGAAACCCGATCATATTACAGGATATTTTTGATGTATATGCAAGGCAGTCCGACCAGATGGCAAGCTACAATGCATTTGTGGTGCCGCTAACAGACCTGCAGAAGTGGTACAACTACAGAGGAGATCCTACGATAACGAAGTATAAAAAATCTGTAAAACAGACCATAACAAGGACAATGGGGCAAAATGGAAGGGCATATCTGGACACCTTGGTGCGGAGAATAAACGGAGTAGCCGAGAAAGAAACGGCAAAACAGATATGGTCAAGCCTGACATCGAACATGAAGTCTGCGGCAATCGGAGCGAACTTAAGAGTTGTACTGCAGCAGCCGACGGCGATTGTAAGAGCAGCAACCGTGATCGATGCAAAGTACCTGATGAAAGGAATGGCAAAAAAAGCGGACGGAGACCAGATGAAGAAGTACGCACCGATAGCACAGTGGAAAGACTGGGGATATTTCGAAATGGACACCGGCCGGCAGATGAAGGATGTTATTCTTGGGAAGGAATCGTTGAAAGACAAAGCAATGGCACCGGCAGGAATGGCCGATGACTTCACATGGGGGAAAATCTGGAATGCGGTATTGTATGAAACGAAGGATAAAACGGACTTAAAACCGGGATCGGAAGAATTCTATCAGGCAGCAGGAAAGAGATTCTCTGAAATCATCGACAGAACACAGGTTGTCGATTCCATCCTGCACAGGTCAAGCGTAATGATCCAGAAGGATAATGCAACAAAAATGGCAACATCCTTTATGTCGGAGCCGATAAAAACCTACAACATGGTCTACGACACGCTAATGAACACGCCGGGAGGGAAGAAGGAAGTCGCAAAGAGCATGGCAAAGCTGTTGGTGATCCTGACAATACAAAATGCGGTGAACGCACTGGCGCAGACGCTGGCGGATGTATGGAGAGATGATGACGATGAAACAGCATGGGTGGATGTAGACACATGGAAAGATAATTTCAAAGACAACATGAATCCGCTTACATACATTCCATACTTAAAGGAGATACCTTCGATATGGAAGGGATACTCGGCAGAAAGAACGGAAATGACAGGTATCACGGATTCAGTGCAGGGATTACAGAAATGGATCAAATACTTCCAGGGAGAATCAAAGTATACGGCAGCAGGGCTTGTGAGAGAATCCATGAAACCGATCAGTGAGTTGTCGGGAATGCCAATAAACTCCACGCTCAGAGAGTTTGAAAGCCTGGCGGACTTGATTGCATGGAACTATCGCAAGATCACAGGGAACGAAACTGCGAAAGCTGAGTATGAGATCAAAAAAACATTTTACAGAGCTGGAAATCCGAAAAACACAAACATGTTCATCGGACTTTACGGAAGAGCAAGGGAAGAGGGGGATTACAAAACAGCAGCAGCCATCTATAACGATCTGCAAAAAGCCGGGAACACCAAAGAAAGGCTTGACAATGCGTATAAGAAATGGAAGAAGAAAAGGGATGAGGGGCTGCTGGAAGCAGATGAAGGCCTGCAGAAGGAAATAACAGAGGCATACAAAAACAATGACATGGAAACATTCAAATCCGCATCGGAAGAATTGAAGAGCAAGGGCATAGACATTAATACAGCGCTGGATCAGATAGAAGACGAGGAAAAAGAGGAAGAAGAATACGAAGTGTCAGAAGTAACGCCGGAAGACCTGCAGAAGGAAGATAACACAGCAGAACTATACACCTTGCTTTACATGGCGACCCAAAACAATGATACACAGGCGCAGAACACATACAAAAAGCAGCTGAAAGAAGCTGGGGAAAAAGAGGAGGACTTCCAGAAAAACCTTTTAAAAGAGCAAAATGCCAAGGCTAAGGCAACAGGGGGAACGGAGTATAGCTACGATGCACTGTTCAATGCTCTGGTATCCACAGAAGGGAAAAACGGCAAAAAGTATAAGGAAATAGAACAGGGGCTGAAAAAATACGGAAAAGACGATTCCACAATAAAAACCTCCATGAAGTCCAGATTAAAAACAGCATATATGAACAGCAGAGGAAACGACAGACTCACGAAAAAGTATTCCGATTTGCTAAGAGACTTCGGAGTGGACACACAAACAATTAAAGGATGGCTGGAATAAAGAAAATGGGCGGAGAAATCCGCTCATTTTCCACACCTAAGAGGGAGAAAAGAAAAAAAACATCTGCTAGAATGATGAAAAGGGAACACAAAGGAGGACGCAGATGTGACAAGTGAAGAGATCGCTGTTTCTCTTGCGAAACACAAAGAAGAGATTGGATCGCTAAAGCATCGAATGGATGAGCAGGAGGAGAACAGCAAGACGATCCAGAATCTGGCGTTATCCGTGCGAGACCTGGCAGTAAACATGAAGAACATGATGACAGAGCAGCAAAGAGCCAATGACCGGCTGGAGGCCCTGGAGGCAAAGGACGGGGAAATGTGGCGAAAGGTAGTAGGATATGTCGTGACACTGCTGATCGGCGCAGTGTTTGGATATATCACAAAACAAATCGGAATGTAGAAAGGAAAAAAGATGGCTTGCAAGTCAGACAGATATGCTTGCAGAAGATTGGGTATTTGCAAAACGGGAGGATTAATCATGAAGAAAGCAATGTTAAGTCAGCCAATGGCTGGAAAGACTGATGAAGAAATCGTAGCAACAAGAGAGAAAGCAATTAAGGTTCTTGAAGAAAAAGGATATGAGATTGTGAATACTCTTTTCACAGATGAATGGTACAGCAATGAATCTATGAAAGAACGCGGAGTAGTTCAGATTCCGTTATGTTTCCTTGCTAAGTCCTTAGAGAATATGTCTCTGTGTCATGCAGCGTACTTCTGCAAAGGTTGGGAGAATGCAAGAGGATGCAAGATTGAGCACGATGCTGCGGTTGCTTATGGTTTGGATATTATTTATGAGGAGGTATAAGATGTTTAAAAATTGTGTATTTAAAGTATCTGTGGATACGAAAAAATGGGTAAAAGCGGCAGCAGTAAGAGCTGTGAAGACCATGGCACAGACGGCAGTGGTTACGATCGGAGCGGCATCCGTCATGGAGGATGTCAGCTGGGGGATGGCGGTAAGTGCAGCAGTGCTGACAGGCATTGTGTCAGTACTGACAAGCATTGCGGGAATTCCGGAGGTGCCGGATGAAAACGAGCAGTAAAGGGATTGCATTAATCAAAAGCTTTGAAGGATGCAGGCTACAGGCGTACAGAGACAGCGTGGGGGTACTTACGATCGGATACGGCCACACTGGAGATGTAAAAGAAGGACAGGTAATATCCCAGGGATTTGCGGAAGAACTGCTGAAAGCAGACCTGACAAGATTTGAAAGGAATGTAACAAGGTATACGCCTTTTGAAATGAATCAGAATCAGTTTGATGCCCTTGTTTCATTTGCCTTTAACTGCGGAGTTGGGAACCTAAAAAAACTGGTATCAGGAAGAAGTAAGGACCAGGTGGCAAAGAAGATTCTGGAATACAACAAAGCCGGCGGAAGGGTTCTGGCAGGCCTGACAAGACGAAGACGGGCAGAAAGAGCATTGTTCCTGTCCGGAGGAAACAGAACTCTGAAAAACGGAAGCAGAGGGGATGGTGTCAAGGAGCTCCAGAGACTACTGACAGAGGAGGGCTTCCCGTGCGGAGCGGCAGATGGAATCTTCGGGAAAGCAACAAGGAAAGCGGTGATTGAATACCAGAACAGCAAAGGACTTGTAGCGGACGGAATCGTCGGAGAAAAGACGTGGAAAGCATTAGGAAAATAAAGGAGATAAGCGGTGAAAGCATTTGTAAATGAAATTTACATGCATCCGCTACCGGAAAACTTTAAAAACCATATGAGGAATGACCTGGGATTTGGAGAGGATCACAAAAAGATCATCGATAGCATGTCAAAGCACTACGGGGACAGCACATTTCATTACCAGGACACTATGATACCCAAGAGGAGATATGAATACCTCTTGGGTATTGTTGTATCAAGACATATGGAAGAACTTCTCCGGCTGGCGGTGATAGGTTACAAATACGAACAGAACACGGACAAAAGCACAAACCAAAATAAAGTACGATAAAAGTACGAAAGGAGGGTGCTTATGGGATACGAATATGCATCGAACGCAAAAGCAAACGGTGCCCTGGCAACGGGCATCATCGGTACAGCTCTCGGAGGTTTGCTGACACTGGGAGCGGGCGGCAGGTTTATGAATGGCATGGATGGTACATGCAACCAGCCGATCACAAAGTTTGAGATGGAGCAGCAGAGCATGATCGCCGCAAAGGATGCGGAGATCGCATTGCTGAAATCCGAACAGAACACAGAAGTAAAGATCGCTGACGTATACGAGCGTCTTATCACTCGCATCAATCAGGATCAGAGAGAGCAGCAGGCATGGAATGCAAATCAGTCCGTGGCAAACGCGCAGATGTCCTCTGCGATTGCTGTGAACAACAACAGCATTGCGTGCATCCAGAACGTTCTCAACAATCTGACAAAAGTGGTCATCCCGGCAACCAGCGTATGTCCGGAGCCTATGTCCCGGTATAATTCCTGGACGGCGCCGACATCGACCACCACAACCGGCTAATGAATGCGGGGCAATAGCCCCGCTGACCGGAGAAAGGAAAATATGTACTCCGAAGAACAAATCATGGACGGACTGGTCAGATATGCAGATCAGGAAATCTTAACAAAAATGCCGCTAAAAGAACAGATCATCGCATCGACCGCACTGTTTGTGGCGGTAAAAAACAAACAATATGTATTTCGCAATCTGAGGGACAATGCATATGTAAAAATGCTTGGTGCGGTAAATGACAACAAAGAAGTGGATGCAGAGGCAGTTCTGGACGGGCTGAAAGCATCACTTGAAAAATACGGAAACTTAAAAGTGGACTTGCCGTTTAAAGGATCAGGGAGTTTTACATTTACACCGGAAGATGCAGACCTGATGAAAAAATATATAAAAGGAGAATTGTGATGGAAGATTATAAGATTAAAGTATTGGAAAGCCTGGAAGACGAAATGGACGACGTGGACAAATACATCCGGATGTCAAAAGTGGAAAGGGCAGAAGGAAGACATGAGTGCGCCGCTATGTTAAGAGAAACAGCCAGGGAAGAGCTGAAACATGCGAAGAGGCTCTGGCGGATTTACGAAAATCATGGCTGGGAAGTACCGGAAGACGTAAAGAGAAGATATGCCGAGACGGAACAGATGGTGCACGAGATGTAAAAGAGGCGGGAAACCGCCTCTTTTATTATAGTCATCATCGTGGAACGTATTCGTCGGTACAACGATGATAGAATTATATACACAAATTTGCGTCAACAGAAATATCCCCGACAATCCAGCCACGGTTCGGGGCACCGGCCTTTCTGACCGGGGGCTCCCGGTAATAGGAAATCTTCTCGATACAGGATTTTAACATACGGTTCTTGGCCTCTGCGGTAATGTCTGAATCATCCAGGGCGGCGAGAGCAGCGGAGAACCGGCCGCGTTTTTCCTCAATGGCCTCCCGGGTGGGAACTTCGGAGAGAATGGAATCGATAGAAGCCTGCACAGCGGCCTTATCTTCGGCCACACGCCGGTTCAGTTCATCGAATACGTTTTTTGGCATTTGCTCCTCGGCGTACTTATCCCACAGAGAGATTTCTTTCTTATCCAGGGCGGACAGCCGCAAGCGAAGCGAGGAGAGTGTTTCTTCCCGGGAGGCCATGGCGGCAGCAGAATCTTTGAGCTGCACGTCAAAATCGTGAATGGCCTGCTTCAAAATGCGGACAACGATTTCTTCCGCCTCCTCGAAAGTACAGGAACCGGTATGGCAGACACGCTGCATATCACAGAGGATACGGGGGCCAGTCTTGGGGTATGTGTGATAGCTCATGGCGTGGCCACACCGGCAGACGAAAAGACCGGCAAAAGGATTACGAACCTTAACCTTATCCTTGGCGCGGGTGACCTTCCCGGAGATTTTCTGGGCAGCGCCAAACAGCTCCGAATCAATGATTGCCGGGTGCCTGCCGTCGTGCAGCTCATATTCGCTGCTCCATGGGCGGCTGGATTCCACGGAGCCGCTATGAACGGAGCGGACAACCTTCCGACGGTTCCAGAAAACTTTTCCGGTATAGACGGGGTTCTGCAGGATGCTCTTCACGCAGTTATATGTCCACGAATCATTGTTTCGAGGATGAGTACCTTGGAGGTTCAGCTGCTTGGCAATACGGGAGGGGCCAAGATCTTCGACGGCCCGCATTCGGAAGATCTGTCGGACAACAGAAGCTTCGGCGGGATTGATGCAAAGCGTGTAATGCTTCTTCTTTCCTTCCAGGACAAAGGTCTTGTCATACCCGTAAGGGGAAACGGAACCGATGTAATCGCCCTGCCGGACGGCTTGCAGGCGGCCGCGGTTCATGATCTTTTTCTGATATTCCAGATATTCATTTCCTCTTTTCAGCTCACGTTCAAAGATATCCCGATCGTATTCGTCGGACAGGTCATAAGTTTTGCTGGGTGTGATGACATTCGTGCGGGTGTAGCGAAGGATCTTGATGAGCCGCCCGGCATCCTCTAGGTCGCCGCGGGAGAGACGCTGCACCTCGACACACAAGATGGCCTTAATGGCAGGCGATTCGATCCGCCGCAGCACGGAAAGAAATTCCGGGCGGTCGTCAATCGTCTCCCCGGACACGACCTCTCGATATTTGTTTTCTGCTGGGATACAGCAGTCATGCCTTTCGGCCCAATCAGATAAAATGGATTCGTGCTTTTGCAGCACATCTTCGACGGATAGACTGGGATCATCGGCCCTGGATTTTCGCAGGTACTCGATGATCTCATCAGAACGATAAGAAAGTTCTCGATACATATTTAATTCCCCCTAAGTTTAATAATTCTCTTTTTTAACATACACGGATTTTCTACCGGAATCAACTGCCTTTTGGACAATATCCTCATCAGGCAGAGGGTCATCGGGGCCGGTAAGCTCATCTCTGGCACGGCGCATCCGGTAGATATCCATAACAATACCGGCGGCAGACACGCGGTCAAGAAGCGGGATGTGGCTGTGCGCGGTGAAAAGGTGGAGCTTCGGAATCCAATGGGACACATGGTCACCAAAGATAATATAATGCAGCATCTTTTTATGCTTTGGAGTTTCCGCGTCAAGATACATCCGCAGTGCAGCATCAATCTCATGATCGGATTTAGCCTCATAAAGCAGATGATACTTTCCGGGGTTATAGATAAACATCAGGTATTTTTCTGGATCAACGCCGCATAGTTCGAACCATTTTAGAATAAGTGGAAGACTGGGAGCACCAATTTCATTTTCCCAATTCTGAATAGTCCCGACACTTTTTGACAACTTTCTTGCCATGTACTGTTGCGTGTGCCCTGCCAGGTCTCGGGTTGTAAGAAGAGCCCTGGCCGTGAGCTGCGTGTATTCCACTACGTCTTTCATAGAATCGCCCCTTTGCCAAGACAAAATTTTGAGTAAATTGAAGGACAAAATAATCAAAAAATTTTGGTGATAAAAAATAAAGAGTAACTAATTACAAAATCAACAACTTTGTGCATAATTGGATGCACAAGGGAGTGATTTATAATGAAAGAGTACAACGAAAAGACGAAAAAATCAATAGCAAACTCAAATTATGTCCATATTATCGGAAAAATTAACGGAAAATTTGAAGAAAACGCACAAAATGACAGAAAGCAACCATATTCGACAAAGGTGGAGACAGAGAGAAAAAGCGGAACGAAAGATGTTTTACCGCTCTTTGTGGCGGAAAAAATGGAAGACGGCAGCATGGTGGAGATCTGGGGAAGAGTAAGAACCAGGATGCAGCAGGGGCGGAAGATGATCTACATACAGGCAGAGCAGATTAGGCCAACCGGCGCCGCGCCGGTGAATGAAGTATACCTGGAAGGGACGCTTTGCAAGGACGCAATATTCCGAAAGACCCCGGCAGGAAGAGAGATCACAGACCTGATGATTGCCAGCAATGGAGGCGGGACAAGCGCCTACGTGCCGTGCATCTGCTTTGGGATGAATGCCAGGAGAACCGGCGGCCTACCGGTGGGGACAAAGGTGCAGCTGTGGGGCCGGATGCAGTCCAGAACATACAAGGAGGTATACACCGCCTACGAGATTGCGGTGAACCGGATCGAGGTGATACTGTAATCAGAAAAGGAGATAGGATATGGAAGAAAAGAAAGAAGAGATTATGGAAATGCTGCAGCAGGCAACGCTCCGGGATTTAATCATCATATGTGAGTATATAAAAGCGATGCTGAAAAAGGGATAAGAAAAAAGGGATCGTAAAAACGATCCCTTTTACCATACAGGGGTTCGGTAAAGTGTGTTGAGGCATCTTTGAAGCTCCGGGAGCTTATCAAATATATTGTCCAAGAAATAAAGATCATATCCCCTAAGAGCTTGCTCTGCAATATCGCAAGCCACCTTTACATTGGAAGAAGCCTCATACAATCGCAAATATGCACTACGCAGGAGCTGATAAGGCTTTTTGTAAGTGTTTTCCAGCTGGGAATATTGTTCTTTATATTGAACATACTGCGCTTTGTAATAATCCCGCTCGCTGGAGACAGAGGAATATGAACGATAAAACACGACGGAAAGAACAACCACAAATACGGCCAGAAGAGAAACGATAACTCTGTATACGGCAATCTTACGTTTAAGACGGCGAACCTTCCGGGAACCGGTTTTGTGTTTGGAAGGATTGCACGGAGCAACGCTTTCGGAAACGCGAGAGGGGACGGGACTGAGAAACACGGGCGGCTCGGGTCTGGGAGGGACAGGAGCCGACTTTGAAACCGGATCATTTTTAAAGAACTTAGGCCCGTTTCTCAAAAGCTTATAATTTGCAATCGAAATCACATAGGTGAAAACACTGGGGGTATAAAAGAGGCCATAACCGTAATATAGGCAAAAACTCCAAAGCATACAAACGACAAAATAATTAACAAAGGAAATAAAGGCGCAGATCGGAGGGCTGATCTCCCTTCCACGAGATGAAATAATCAGGGGAATAATTAAAAACAGAAAGGCTTCGACAAAAATGTAATCCATAATGCGGCCTCCTAATAATTAAAACATTTCTCACAACGGCCATATCCTTCGCTTTCGGCTTCAGAAAGGGTGACGCGCTGCGCTCTATCTGGATCCATACGGCCGCAATCCGGGATACTGTGATATTTGCTTCCTGTGGCGGAAAGATAAACGTACTGTTCCACTTTATCAGAAACACTTTCGGAGCTGACAGAAGATACAACCTTGCTATCGGAGCTGGAATTAGAAGAACAGCCGGATAAAGCCAAGGAAACAACGAGAAAAACAGAAATAATTTTTGATTTCCACATAATACACTCACCTCATATTAATAAAATTTTTAACACAAGACCAATGTACTACGAAAACCATTTCTATTCAAGAGAAAAGAGGATGTTTACACATCCCCTTCGAAAATTTCTCTCATCTTACGCTCTATAAAGGCCCATTCATCCACGGTCATAGTGGAAATGGCAGAAACAAAATGATTCTTAAACCCTTCGTCAACCTGAACCTCACCAAAGAACCGGGCAAGTTGAATTTTCCTGGACAGATCCACAAACATCTTACCGGTTCCGTTACGCAGCCATTCTTCTGAGACATTAAATTCCCGGCAGATGGAAGAAGCCGTCTGGTCGGTAAGACTGTTTCGACCGTTTTCAATCTGACTAAGAGAGTTCTTTTTCAGGCCGATTCGCTCGCCGAACTTTTCCAACGTAAGATCAAGAGATTTGCGCACCTCCTTCACGCGCTCACCTTGCGTCACATGATTCACCTCCCAATCAAAGAATAACACCAAGGGAAACAAAAATCAATAGAAAAAAGTTCTTACAAAGAACAAATAACTATTGACAAAGTTCTTAGAAAGATTTATATTGTTCTTACAAAGAACAGCCGGTAGATGCCGGAAACGAAATCGCAAGATGGTTTAAAAGATAAGGAGGAAACAAAGATGAAAGCAGGAGATAAATTCAACTTCAAAGGTTTCGAATGGGTGGTATTAAATCCGAAGAGTTCAGAAGGGGGCGTGCTGGCCATGATGACCAGCACATGGAACGGAAAAGAGTACCCGTTCGATGAAGACGAGCGCAACAACTGGAAGGAAAGCTCCCTAAAAAAGAAACTGGAAGAAGAGCTCCTTCCGGTGCTGGGTAAAGAAAATCTGCTGGATCACACGGTTGATCTCGAAGCAGATAACGGAGACAAGAAGTACGGAGTGGACGTCTGCAAGGTGTTCATTCTGAGCTGCTGGGAATACAGAAGATACAGGGACTATGTTCCACGCCTGCCGGAATGGGTGTGGACATGCACACCATGGACAACACGCGGTAGCCGCGTCGTCCATGGCGTGCACCCGGACGGCTGCTTGAGCAGCAGCCACGCGAACGGCATGTCTGCAGTGGACCCGGCTTGCGTAATCAAAAGATCCTCAATCGCGCAGACAGATGCGGAAAGGCTTCTGGAATGCGAAAAGAGAATCCAGGAACTGGAAGATTTTCTGGAAGAAACAGAAGAACTGTTAGATTACGTAAACATCTCAAAAGAGGCGGAGGAGCTGGCAAGGATGACAGGAGATTACGAAAAGTCGGTTCTCCGGTCATACGATGAGCGGGCGAGGAAGATCAGGGAAAAATCAAGAGAATTGAGAGGAGAGAAAGCATGGGGGAAATGATGTTTCCAAAAACTCCGATAAAGAAAAAGAAAAAATCCCATCCTGCAAGCATCCTGCAGGATCAGGGAGACCGGGAATGCCTGTTGTGCAATCTTCTAGGTGTGGGACCTGCACGGGGCGTGCACCAGCATCATATATTTGGAGGTACGGCAAACCGGGCGAAGTCAGAAGAGTATGGCTTGAAAGCTTGGCTCTGCTACGAGCACCACGAAGGGAACACCGGGGTGCACAGAAACAGGGAAATGGATCTAATCCTGAAACAGCATGCCCAGGAGGTATTTGAAGAAAAATACAGCCACGAACTCTTCATGAGGGAGTTCGGCGTGAATTACTTATGAAAGGAAGTGAGCGAATGAGTGAAATGGAACTGAAAATCTTAGAAAGCTTCCGGGAGATCATCCCGAAGCTTCCAGAGAAAAAACAGGAATATGTCCTCGGACTTGCCGAGGGAATGGCAGCCATGATGGGAGGGGAGAAGCATGAAACATCAGCTGACGATCACAAGATTTAACTTATCACCAAGATCCAAGTTGTACTCAAGGGATTGGGAGTACATGGAAACCTATATAGATCTGGACACCAGGGAAGCGGTGACAGTGATGCACGCAAGGCTAAACCCGGAAACCTACAACATAGAAAGGAGGGTGAAGCTGTGAAGGGAGACGAGTATTACCCGCCATACATCATCAAGGGGGATGGATGGGTTGCAAGAGTTCACAGGCCGATCTTAACACCGGAGGAAAGGAAAAAAAGAATGCAGAAGATCCATGACATGGCAGCATTGGTACTGATGGAAAGGGAAAGAGCACATGCGAGTGATAATGGCAATTAGAATGGGTTGCGTGGCGGTGGGCTTCCTGCTTGCCGCTGCGGTAACAGAATCCTATGAGCTGGAGACGATAGGGACAATGGATTACCTGCGGGGAATGGGAATAGCCTTGGTGTTTCTGGCCGCAGGAATAGAAAGGAGAAAACGATGGAAGAAAAAGAAGAGATTCGAATGAAAAAAGAAGAAGAGATTCGAATGAAAAAAGAAATCGGGGAGCTGAAAGCGCTGCTCCAGGAAGCAAAGGAGGAAAACAAAAACATGGCTGCGGCCTACGCCTCCCAGGCAGAAGAATACAAGAAAGCGATCGTGAAGCTCTCGAATAAGGTGACAAGCTTAAAAGGCCAGGTCAAGGCCTATAGAAAGGCATTGAGAGTATAAAAAAACACCGGGCAAGTACTTAGGGGAAACTCGACCGGTGCTGTAATTAATTACATAAAATATCATATCACGATTCAAGGGAAAAAGCAAGGAATTCCGGGGGATTTCACCGGATTTTCTCCCTTGATTAGGATATTAAACTTAGGGGTAAAGCATGTACAAAAAAACAGAGTACAGGATGCCGCAGAGCATAGAAGTGGAGATCACCCACAAAGGCAGGTACGGCGCCCCGGGGATGGAGAGAGGAAAGAGACAGAAGCCAACGCCAGAGGAAGTAAAACGAAATAATGAGAGGCAGCGGCTAAAAAGGATCCGGCGAAAGATCAATATGAACTTTTGCCAGAACGACTATCACCTCGTACTTACATACCGTCGGGAAGAGCGCTGCACCATGGAAGAGGCCATGATCCAGATCAGGAAATGGCTGGACAGGCTGCGGTACTACTACAAAAAGGCAGGGGAACCGCTGAAATATATCGCCGTGGTGGCGATCGGGGAGAGAGGGGCAGTGCACGCCCATGTGATTCTGAATGGAATCACTGACACGCCGAACTTGGCAAGAAAGCATTGGAAGAAGGGCCGGGTGCATATGACCATGCTGGATGATTCCGGGGAATATGCACAGTTAGCAGCTTATATCATGCAGCAAGACACCGGGCAGGAGCGGATGAAATACATCTGTTCCAGAAATTTAAAAGAGCCAAGGCCCATAAAGAAAGATATAAAAAGGTTTGATCCAGAAAAGATACGGCCATACAAAGGCTACTACGTGGATCCGGACAGCATTATAGCAGGGATAAACCCGGTGACCGGGTATCCATATATGCAATATACCATGAAGAAAGTGAGGTTACGGATATGACAGAAGCAGTACCTGTAGAAAAAAAGCTGGATTCCACCAGAATCGAGGTGGGGGCGTGCAAGTTTTGCGGACAGACCTACCAGATGGAGGTTGATGGGCCGTGGACGGAGGACATGCTGGACAAGGCGGCTACAGACAAGTGCACATGCGACGATGCCGTAAAGGCAAGAAAAAGAGAAAGCGTACTGAGAAAGTGCGGCAAAAAAGTGGATCAGATGTTCGAAGAGCAAAAGGATGAGTTCCGGGAGACGCTGAAAAACATCTGCACACACATCTACGATGAGGATATGGATAAAGCGAACCTGACGATAGACGGCAGGGTAAAAGTGACGATCGGATGGTCAAAAGGAAACATCAAGATCGAGAGGACAGAAAAAACAACGAAAGTGAGTGAGATCGAATGAACAAAGTGATTTTAATGGGGCGGCTGACCAGAGATCCGGAGATCAGATACCCGCAGGATCCGGAGGCGGCAGCAGTTGGCCGGTTTTCGCTGGCAGTAGACAGGCGGTTTAAGAAAGACGGCAGCCCGGATGCGGACTTTTTCAACTGCGTGTGCTTCGGCAGACAGGCAGAGTTTGTGGAAAAATATCTGAAAAAGGGGATAAAGATGCTCATAACCGGAAGGGTTGAGAACAACAACTACACAGACCGGGACGGGCATAAGGTTTACGCTGTGCAAATCATGGTAGAGGAGATGGAGTTCGCGGAGAGCAAAGCGGCAGGACAATCACAACAGAAGCATAACGAGCGGACAGGAGCACCGGCCCTGGAAGTCGGGGATGGATTCATGAATATACCTGATGGAATAGAGGAGGAATTGCCGTTTGTGTAAATGGATATCAGTCGAGGACAAATTACCGGGTACAGACAGATTTGTACTGGTACAGATAAGCGGGAGACCAGACGACAGGACGATACTGGAAGAAGCCATAATGATCGCATCTTATCTTCCGAAAGAAGGGTGGATGCTGGGAGAATACCCTATGTGGGAAAATCCGAACCCGGTAGCATGGATGGAGCTGCCAAAGCCCTATAAGGAGAAGAAATGAAAGAGAACAAAACACAAAAAGAAAAAGACCAGATGATGCAGGAGATCCACGACCGAAAAGAAGGAATGTATGAAGACTACATCAAAAACAAGAGCCAAAAAGCGGTAGAGGAGTTTAAAAGGCCTGCATATGCCTACACAAGCCAAGGAGGGACAAAATGGAAAGGATGACACAGAAAAACCCGGACGGCGTGACGTTTAGGGTTCCGCTACAAAGAGCAGGAGAATTCCGGGTGATGAGCGACAAGATGGCCCAGGCGGTGTTCGGGGATATCGTAAACCGACTGGGAGAATACGAAGAATGCCTGACGATCGCAGAAGCGAAGAGGATGAAGAGAAATGCCTAAGAAGGGAAGAGACACAAAACCGGAATACTGCACACATCCAGATTGCTTCTCCTGCCGGTACAAGGACTGCATATGGGATGGAAGACTGGGGTACGACCCGGTACGGCAGCAGGCAAAGTTAGGACGAGAATCAAGAAAAGCATGAGATAAATGGCGGAAAGGATGGAAACATGAAAAGCTATAAGGGATTCAACCAGGATATGACCTGTATAGGAAAGCAGTATGAAGAGGGTAAGACCTACACCGAAACCGAAGTAGATTGCTGCTACAAGGGTATGCACGCTTGCGAATATCCGCTGGATTGCTTCAAGCACTACGATCCGGCTACATCCGTATACCATGAGGTGGAGCAGGACGGAAAACTGTCCAGAAATTCGGAGGATAGCAAGGTCGCGTCGTCGGTGCTGAAAGTTGGGGCGAGATTGGATATCCCTGGCCTTGTCCAGGCAGCGATTGAGTATACCAAGAGTAGATGCACAACGGAGCACACGGATCCTAAGATGGCCACCGCCGGGAGCTATGGAGCAGCCACCGCCGGGAGCTATGGAGCAGCCACCGCCGGGAGCTATGGAGCAGCCACGGCAGGAGATTCCGGAGCAGCCACGGCAGGAAATTACGGAGCAGCCACGGCAGGAAATTACGGAGCAGCCACGGCAGGAAATTACGGAGCAGCCACGGCAGGAAATTACGGAGCAGCCACGGCAGGAGATTCAGGAGAAGCCACGGCAGGAGATTCCGGAGCAGCCACGGCAGGATATCGCGGAGCAGCCACGGCAGGATATCGCGGAGCAGCCACGGCAGGAGATTCCGGAGCAGCCACGGCAGGAGATTCCGGAGCAGCCACGGCAGGAAATTACGGAGCAGCCACGGCAGGAAATTACGGAGAAGCCACGGCAGGAGATTACGGAGCAGCCACGGCAGGAGATTCCGGAGCAGCCACGGCAGGAGATTCCGGAGCA